CGCGACGCGGTAACCGGCAGCGGGGCGGAGGCTGAAGCCGCACTGGCCGATGCTGCGGCCTCGGCGGATGCGCTCGGGCTGGAATTGGACGAGACTGCCACCGCTGCCGGTGGTGCGGGAGCCGCTGCAAGCGCTGCCAGGGCGGCAGCAGCCGAGGGCGCGGAACAGGCCGCAACCGGCTGGGGCGCAGTCACGGCTGCCCTTGCCGACTATGCTTCAAAGGCCCGCGACATTGGTGGCGATATCGGCCAGACACTGGTCGGCGCATTCCAAAGCGCCGAAGACGCCGTGGCTACCTTTGTCAAAACCGGCAAACTCGACTTCCGCGACCTCGTTACCTCGATGATTGCCGATCTGGCAAAACTGGCGGCCCGGCGCTTCATCCTCGGGCCTATCGCCAGTGCCCTCTCGGGCGCGCTGGGCGGTGCGGGTGGATTGTTCGCAGATATCCTGCATGGCGGTGGCACGGTCGGATCGCCAGGTCCGGGACGCATGGTGCCAGCCATGGCCTTCGCGGGCGCTCCACGGATGCATTCTGGGGGCTGGGCGGGACTGCGCCCAGACGAGGTTCCGGCGATCCTGCAACGGGGTGAGCGGGTTCTGTCGCGCCGGGAAGCGGCTGGCTATGGCCAAGGACAGAGCGCCGCCCCGAATATCTCCGTCACCATTATGTCCCGCGATGCCGAAAGCTTCCGCCAATCGCGCACGCAGGTCGCGGCCGACATCGCCCGCGCCGTGTCGCTGGGCCGGAGGGGCATGTGATGGCGTTTCATGAGGTCAGGTTCCCCGACAACATCAGCCGTGGCGCGCGGGGCGGGCCGGAACGGCGCACCCAGATCGTTGAACTGGCATCCGGCGACGAGGAACGTAATGCCAGCTGGGCGAACAGCCGGAGGCGGTTTGACGTCGCCTACGGCATTCGCCGTGCCGATGATCTGGCGGCGGTCGTCGCCTTCTTCGAGGCCCGGAACGGCCGCCTGCACGGGTTCCGCTACAAAGATTGGGCCGACTACAAATCCTGCCTGCCGTCGCAGGCCGTGGCCCCGACGGACCAGCCGATCGGCACCGGCAACGGCGCTGTCACAACCTTCGCGCTCCTGAAACGCTACACCTCCGGCGCGCAAAGCTGGACCCGCGCCATCGCCAAACCGGTCGCAGGCACAGTCCGCCTCGCTCTGAGCGGGGTCGAGCAGATGACTGGCTGGATCGTCGACACCGCCACCGGCAGTGTCTCTTTCGCTGCCCCTCCAGGCGCGGGCGTTGCGATCACGACAGGCTTCGAATTCGATGTGCCAGTCCGCTTCGATACCGACACGCTGGACGTGACCCTCGATATTGAACGGTTGGGTTCAATCACATCCATCCCCCTGGTGGAGATCCGCAGATGAAATCCCTCTCCCCTGCGCTGCAGGCCCATCTCGATGATGGCACCACCACCCTGTCTTGGTGCTGGCGGATTTCGCGGGCAGACGGCGTGGCGCTGGGCTTCACCGATCATGATCGCGCCCTCAGCTTTGACGGTACCGAGTTTGAGCCTGAAAGCGGGTTTGCGGCCTCAGAAATTCGGTCAGGTTCCGATCTGGCCGTCGATGCGCAAGATGCCACCGGTGTGCTGACTTCGGACCGCATCACCGAGATCGATATTGTCGACGGACGCTGGGACAATGCTGCGGTGGAGCTGTGGCGGGTGAACTGGGCCGACACTGGACAGCGTGTTCTTCTGCGGCGCGGTGCAGTCGGGCAAATCCGGCGCGGCCGCATGGCGTTCGTGGCCGAGGTGCGATCCTTGGCGCATGTGCTGGGCCAGACGGTCGGGCGGACGTTTCAGGCGGGCTGTGATGCGGCGTTGGGCGATGCACGCTGCGGGATCAATCTGGAAAACGTGGCCTACAAGGGCTCGGGAGTGGTCACAGACCTATTGCGCGACCGGGCAGTCATGGCCTCAGGGCTGTCGGCATTCGAGGCAGGCTGGTTCACCTCCGGCACCATCACATGGACCAGCGGAGCCAATGTCGGACGGATCACTGAAGTTCTGGCTCATGGATTGGCCGATGCCGTCGCCACCCTGACCCTCTTGGAAGCCCCGGTGCGCGCCATCGCCGAGGGCGACAGCTTCATCGCGCGAGCAGGCTGCGACAAGCGGATTGCCACCTGCGGGGCGAAGTTCGCGAATGTCGCAAACTTTCGGGGCTTTCCCAATATCCCCAGCCAAGATGCCGTGCTGCGTTATGCCAGCCAGGGCGGCGGTCATGAAGGGAATGTGCTGTGAGCCACCCTCTCTCTGGAGCCGATCCCGCAGTGGTCATTGCCGCCGCCCGCAGCTGGCTGGGCACGCCCTACCACGACCAAGCCAGCCTGCGCGGGGTCGGCTGCGATTGCCTCGGCCTCGCGCGCGGTGTCTGGCGCGAGCTGGTCGGCGATGAGCCTTTTCCGATCCCGCCCTATAGCCGGGATTGGGGCGAGACCGGGCCGCACGAGGTACTGGCGGATGGCGCAGCCTCAATGCTGATCCCGATTGCAACGGCTGACATCGGTCCCGGCTCACTCATCCTGTTCCGCATGACGCCGCGCGCCATTGCCAAGCATGTCGGGATCGTGGCCGCGCCCGACCGATTTATCCATTCCTACGAGCGCCTTGGCGTCGTCGAAGAAGTCCTGACCCCTGTCTGGCGGCGGCGTATTGCCTTCGCCTTCCTGTTTCCGCCCTCCGGCAGCATCTGAAAGTCCTCACATGGCAGCTCTTGTACTCGGCGCGGTTGGCTCCGCGATCGGTGGTTCCATCGGCGGCACTCTCCTTGGAGTCAGCGCCGTGACAATCGGCGGATTCATCGGATCGAGCGTCGGGTCTTTGGTCGACGACTGGATCGTGTCCTCCCTCGCGCCCGCCCAGCGGATCGAGGGCGCGCGCCTCGACGGATTGCGCATCACCTCCGCAACCGAAGGGGCGGTGATCCCACGGCTCTTTGGCCGGATGCGCATCGGCGGCAATATCATCTGGGCCACCGATTTCCGCGAGGAGACCAAGACCACAACCCAAGGCGGCGGCAAGGGCGGCGGGGGCGGCAAGGTCAAGACGACCGAGTATTTGTACTACGCCAGCTTCGCCGTGGCGCTTTGCGAGGGCGAGATCACCGGCATCGGCCGCGTCTGGGCCGACGGTAAGGCGATGGATATGACCGGCGTCACCTGGCGCTGGTATCCCGGCGACGAGGCACAGAGCCCCGATCCGTTCATTGCAGCCAAGATGGGCGCAGCCAACACCCCCGCCTATCGCGGCACTGCCTATGTTGTGTTTGAGGAACTGAACCTCAGTGGTTTCGGCAATCGCCTGCCGCAGATCAGTTTTGAGGTGTTCCGGCCGCTGGCGGATGCCGACACCGCCGAGGGGCTGGTGAAGGCGGTGACATTGATCCCGGCCTCCGGCGAGTTCAGTTATGCCACCGCGCCGGTCAAGAAACCCCCCGGCGCTGGCGGCACGACCGTTGCCGAGAACCTGAATGCGATTGCCGACACGGCAGACATCGTCGTGGCATTGGATCGCCTTCAATCCATGGCACCGGCGGTGGAAAGCGTGTCTTTGGTCGTCGCGTGGTTTGGCGATGATCTGCGGGCGGTAGCCTGCAAGGTCCGTCCCGGCGTCGAGGTTGCAGCCAAAACCACCACACCGTCGCCATGGTCAGTGAACGGCGTCAGCCGCGTCAATGCGGTGCTGGTCAGCCGCGACGGCGAGGACCGCCCGGTCTATGGCGGCACCCCGGCGGATTTCGCGGTCGTGCAGGCAATCAGGGAAATGAAGGCGCGCGGCCTGCGTGTCACCTTCTATCCGTTCATCCTGATGGATGTGCCGCCTGGCAACGCTCTGCCAAACCCATATTCCGACAATAGCGCGACTACTGGCCAGCCCAGCTTTCCATGGCGCGGTAGGATTACCTGTTCCCCGGCTGCGGGCTTTGCCGGATCAATCGATAAGACCGCCATGGCCACCGCGCAGGTTGCAGCCCTGTTCGGCACCGCGACGCCTGCCAACTTCAGCGTGTCCGGCGAAACCGTCACTTGGACCGGCCCGGTCAGTGAGTGGGGCCTGTGCCGCATGGTGCTGCACTACGCCCATCTTTGCAAAGCGGCTGGAGGCGTCGATGCCTTCCTGATCGGCACCGAGATGCCCGGCCTCACCACGATCCGGTCGAACGCTACGACCTATCCGGCGGTGCAGGCTTATCGCGATCTGGCAGCGGCCGTGCGGTCTATTCTCGGGTCAGGCACCAAGATCAGCTACGCGGCCGACTGGTCGGAGTATTTCGGCCACCAGCCGGGCGACGGCAGCGGCGATGTGCTCTTTCACCTCGACCCGCTCTGGTCGGACGCGAGCATCGATTTCATCGGCATCGACAACTACATGCCGCTCTCGGATTGGCGCGACGGGTTTGACCATGCTGATGCCGCACTGGCACCCGCGATTTATGACCGGGCCTATCTGCAGTCCAACATCACGGGTGGAGAAGGGTTTGACTGGTTCTACGCCAGCCCAGCCGACCGGACCGTGCAATTCAGGACGCCAATCAGCGATGGCGGCGTAAGCAAGCCGTGGGTGTTTCGGTACAAGGATCTGCGCGCCTGGTGGCAAAACCCGCACTTTAACCGCCCGGGCGGTGTGGAGAGCGGGACGCCGACGGCATGGGTGCCGCAGTCAAAACCGATCTGGTTCACCGAGCTGGGCTGCCCGGCCATTGATCGCGGCACCAACCAGCCGAACGTGTTTTTTGACCCCAAGTCGTCGGAAAGCTTCACGCCCTACTTTTCGCGCGGCTGGCGGGATGATGCGATCCAACGGACCTATCTCGAAGCGACCTATCTCTTCTGGGGTAAGGCCGCGAACAACCCGACCTCCTCGGTCTATGGCAGCAGGATGGTCCGTGTGCCCGAATGTGCCGCCTGGACCTGGGACGCCCGGCCCTATCCGTTCTTTCCCGGCCTGACCGATGTCTGGACAGATGGACCGAGTTGGCGGTTGGGGCACTGGCTGACCGGGCGGCTTGGCGCAGTGTCGCTGGCGGCATTGGTGCGGCACCTCTGCCTGCGGGCAGGCATGCCGGAAGACCAGATCGACGTTTCCGGTCTCTGGGGCGCGGTCGAGGGCTATGTCATCTCAGCGTTGGAAGCCCCGAGGGCGTCGATTTCGACGCTTGCCCGGCATTTCGGCTTCGATGCGGTGGAGAGCGAAGGCCGCATCAAGTTCCTGATGCGCGGCCGGATTGCCAGTCTGAGCATCACGCCCGACATCATGGTGGCCCCCGCCTCGGCACAGGGCGATGTGATGGAACTGACCCGCGCGCAGGAAACCGAATTGCCACAGGCGCTAAAGTGGCAAGTGGCCCGCGCTGACGAGGATTATGACGCGGCCCAAGTCGAGGCCCGGCGCATCACCGTCGATACCACACGCATCGCGTCCGAGGCGTTCCCAATGGCGGTGCCGCCCGAAGAGGCGGAGCGCCGTTGCCGTCGTGCGCTGATGGAGGCATGGGTCGGCCGCGAAACTGCCGCGTTCCGCCTGCCGCCCTCGCGATTCGCGCTGGATCCTTGCGATGTGATCCTGCTCGACCATGATGGCCGCCTGATCGAGATGCGGCTGGTGTCGATTGCGGACTCGGACCTGCGCAGCATTGATGCTGTCCGCCAGGACCGCGCCGTTTATGATCTGCCGCCCGGCGATCCTCGCCCAGCTTCGCTGTCGACGCCTACCGTATTCGGCACGCCCGATGTGATCTTGCTGGACCTGCCGCAGCTGCGCGAAGATCAGCCTGCCCATCGTCCCTTTGTCGCCGCACATGCAAAGCCTTGGCCAGGCGAAATGGCCGTCTATCGTAGTGCCGCGACGGATGGTTTCGCGTTGCTGACCACATTTGGCGGCCGCGCACGGATCGGCGTGCTGGCAGAAAGCTTCTATGCGGGGCCGGTGTCGCGCTTCGATCTAGGCAATGCGCTGGTGGTCGATCTGTTCTCAGGCACGTTGGAGAGCGTCACCGACATCTCGCTCTTGGGCGGGGCCAATGCGCTAGCGGTTGAAACTGGTCCCGGGCAATGGGAAATCGTCCAAGCGGGGGCGGCAGAGCTGATCGCGCCGGGACGATATCGCCTGACCCGGCTGCTGCGTGGCCAGCGCGGAACCGAAGGTGCCATGGTCAGCACAGTGCCGACCGGCGCGCGCGTCGTCGTGCTGGACACCACGCTGGCCTCACTACCGATTTCTGAGGCCGATCTCGGTCTGCCATGGAACTGGCGCATCGGCCCGGCCTCACGCCCGGTCGGCGATGAAACCTTTGTCGCAGCCACATTCACGCCGGAGGGCGCTGGGCTGCGGCCCTTCTCCGGGTGCCATGTCGCACAGCCGTGGCGCACGGCGCGCAGCCCCGGCGATCTGACGATCCGCTGGACACGCAGGTCACGGTCGCTCGCTGCCGATAGCTGGGGCACTGGCGATGTCCCGTTGGCCGAGGACAGCGAGGCCTATGAGGTGGAAATCCTCGATGGGGCAACTCGTAAACGAACCTTACAGGTTGCCACGACGAGCGCCCTCTACACCACCGCCCAGCAGACTGCCGATTGGGGCGCGCCCCTCGGCCCGGGCCAGTCCCTTGCAATCCGCATCTTCCAGCTCTCGGCCCTGATCGGCCGGGGCGCTGGGCGATCTGTCACGCTCAACTTCTGAAAGCAGGACCATGTCCGACATCACCACCCATCTCCTGCTGCCGTATATCCTGGCATCGCAGGCCCAGAAGCACGTCACCCATAATGAAGCCCTGCGGTTGCTCGATGCCATGGTGCAATTGTCAGTGTTGGACCGCAATCGCACCGCTCCGCCCGCCAGTCCGTTGGATGGCGACCGCCATATCGCCGCAAGTGGGGCCACGGGTCTTTGGGCGGGCTGGGATCTGAACGTGGCCTTCTGGGTTGATGGGGTCTGGATGCGCTTGGTACCGCGCCCGGGCTGGCTGGCCTGGATCGCGGATGAGGCTGCCTTTGTTGTCTGGAATGGCACCACCTGGGAGGCGGTCGGCGAACCGGTGGATGTGTCTGATGCCATCTTCAGTCTGGTGAACAACGCCGACCCAACGAGGAAGGCGACGTTTTCTTTGTCGGGGATCACAACAGGCACAACGCGAACCTTCACTCTGCCAAACACGTCCTCGGAACTGGCAATCCTTGCAGGCACGCAGACATTCAGCGGCAACAAAACCTTCTCCGGCACCCTGACGGCTACTGGAACCGTCACGGTATCGGCGGCTGCGGCAAACATCGGCACGGCAACGATGACAGCAACCTATGGGATGGGAACCGGGACCACGACGACCGGCGTCACCAAGACGCTCAACCTCGGCACCGGCGGCGCATCCGGATCAACCACGGTCGTCAACATCGGCTCGGCCACCGCTGGCGCGGGCGGGGCCACGGTGGTAAACACGCCGACCGTCACCTTCGCCAATGCCGTGACACAGGTCGGGATGCCGCAAGCCAACCTGACCGCCCAGCTACTGGGCCTCGGCGGGGCGACGGCTGACAGCTACAACCGCCTTTCGATCAACGCCCCGGCTATGTTGTTCAACAATGCAGGCGCGGGGATTGAGGCGACATTCAACAAGAATTCCGCTGGAAACGACGCCGCCTTTGCCTTCAAGACCGGGTTTTCGGCGCGGGCGCTGATCGGGTTGCTGGGCAATGACGATTTCAGCTTCAAGGTCAGCCCGAACGGATCGACCTTTTTTGACGCCATCAGGATCGACCGCAACTCGGGCCGGGTTGAGCTTCCCGAACCGCTGCACATGCCCAGCCTGCCCGCCGCCCCGGACCCGCCGCCCGCGGGCAAGCTCGCAGTCTATGCCCGCGACCGCGCCGGGGCTGGATGGCTGGACGTGCAGCGCCCGTCGGGACGCTTCTTTCCGCTGCAGCCGCATTTCGGGGTCAACCGGATCGCGACATGGGCACCGTCGACCAGCACCACGGTCAATACCAATGGCATGCCGCGCACCGCCGTGGGCACAGTTGCGACGCCGACGCTGGCCACCACCAACCTTTCCACCAGCATGCGGCGCTGGCGGGTGACGAGCGCTGCGACGGCCGACGCGGTGGCCGAAGAACGCTCCGCTGGCTGGGTCTGCTGGCGCGGCAATGCCGATGGCCTTGGCGGATGGAACTACGTCAACCGACTGTCTCTGACGACCCTGCAGGCCAACGGCATGGGCTTCTTCGGGCTTTATGGCTCGACTGCTCCGCTGGCCACCACGCTGACATTGGCGGCTGCGGTAAACTGCATCGGCATCGGCTTCCAGCGCGGCACCCATGCCAACTGGCAGCTGGTGCACAACGATGGCTCCGGCGCGCCGACGCTGACCGATCTGGGCGCCAGTTTCCCGGTGAACAGCCTGACCAATGTGCTGACGCTCTATATCGCCGCCGCGCCGAACGGATCCGACATCGGCGTCCGTGTGGTCGAGGAGGTCAGCGGCACGGCCGTCGAATTCACCATCACCACCGACATGCCCGCCGCCACCCAGCTTTTGAGCCCGCGCAATTACATGAACAACGGCGCCACGGCGGCGGCGGTCGCCTACGACTGCTCGGGTGTCTACGTCGAGACGGATTATTGAAGGGACATCATCATGACAGAACGAACCACACTGCTACAAGAGGTTGGCGCAGCCTTGCGGGACCACGGCATCACCGCCGCCATCACCGCCCTGATCGGCGGCACGATTGCCCTGCTGGCGGCAGTCACGCGCCGGGCGTTCACCAACGACGCGATGCTGGCACGGCTGGACCGCGAACTTATGGCCGAGCGTGACCGCGTGGATCGGCAGCGAGCCGAAGACCGCAAAGGCGATGCCGACCGGCTGGAGCGCATCGAGACAGACATTCGCGCCATGCGCGATCTGATGTTTGAAGCCTTCCAGCGCGGGCGCACCGACTGACCGACGACCAAACCCATCACCAAACCTGTCACCCGACCCGCCCCAGAGGCGGGTTTTGCATTTCTGGAGCCCAATCATGCCGACCACGACCTATGCCCATTTCCGCGACGTCCCCGAAAGCGCCTGGCGTTGGCCCAGCTTTTCGCCCGCCGAGATCGCCTGCCGCGGCACGGGAGCGATCAAGATCAACACCGAAGCGATGGACAAGCTGCAGAGCCTGCGCAACCGCCTCGGCAAGCCGCTGATCGTGCGCTCGGCCTATCGCAGCCCGAGCCACAACCGCGCCGTCGGCGGCGCCCCAGCCTCCAAGCACATGCTGGGCACCGCGTTCGATATCGCGATGTCGAACCATGATCCGGCCACCTTTGCCGAGG